TTCTTTAGCCCGTCTTTCATCGTTCCAGATACGCTTCATCTGAATCATTTTGTCCTTGGCTTCTTTGCTGTACTTGTCCAACTCATCTACGTCTACTTCTAATGCTTTAACCTTTTCAGCATCTGCAGGTTTGCGCCCACGATCTTCTTCAGGTGTGTCATCTTCGATTTCAATGTCTAACGCATCTTCTTCAACTTCAGAAGCTTTGTTTTCCATTTCATCGGGAAATAAAAATTTTTCATCATTCAAATTAGCCATGTCCGGCCTCCTTATATTTATTGCCTTTACTGCGATTAATAGATATAGGTAATACTTGTAAATTACCTAAAACATGTAAACCAGATACAGATTTGCCATTTAAAGGAATAATATGATCTACTTCAAACCCTTTAAATATTTTACAAAAATCATACATTCCTTGAGCTTCTGCTTGTTCAGCTTGGCTCATAGATATATTTCCTTGCCGAATTTTGCCTTTTCTTCTGCGAACTCTTTCAATTTCTTTAGCAGCATTTTTAAAATAATGATTTTTTCTATTTTGAAGATATTTTTCTTTATTTTCTTTTTGCCAACGTAAGCTATTTTCAGAGCATTTTTCACGATTTTTTTCTTGCCAATTTTTTGTTTTTTCATCACAACTTTCTTTATTATTTTCATAATATCGTTGTTGAGCTGCACGAGTTTTATCTCGATTTTTTTCACGCCAAATTGCAAGATATTTTTTTCGTTCAAGGCTTACCATTATATAAATTTCCTACTTATACCTCTAGGATCTTGAACAGTACCTTCAACTGAATCGTCATAAATAATTCGCATTTCACGCCCATGAATTACCAATCGAGTACCTGAATTGGGACGAGTTAGGATAAAGTCTCCTACTTTGCACCAAGGGCCTGTTGGGAATTTAACGGAATCTTTATATGCATCAGGACCCATCTTCACTACGAATAAAACTGAAGTTAAAAGTTCATCGTTCCGAATTGCATCGTCAGATTTCAAAATACCGCTGTCATAAGTCTTCTCTGCTTCTGGAATAGCACAAAGAATACGGTAACCAGACGGTTCTGGGAGTTGTGTTGCTTTCTCTTCTTCTTTTTTGTTAAGAAGTTGAGATAAATCTACTGCTTTTCCTACGTCTAAATTACTCACTGTCGGAGTTCTCCAATCGTTGTTTGAGGTCTGTTACATATTCCCGTGAAGTAAGAAGACCCCTTATCTCACCACACGTTTTTTGGTAGTCACCAAAATCTTTGGCTTGTCCGCCACTAATCCACTTGCTTAATTGATCAACTTTTTTATCTATTTCGTCCAATAGAACTTCAAAAGCATCCATTATTTACCTTTCTTTTTTTGCACCTTAGAAATTACACGATTTTTATCGTTTTCTTCACGTTGAAGTTTAGCATTTAGTTGATTTTTCAAACCTTCTGCTAATAAATCTTGTGAATGATGCTTTTCTGTCTGTGCATGCTGCGTAATATGCTTGAAAGCATCTAAACCTGTTTTCACTGCTAACTCTTTTTTGGATTTTTGTTGTTCCATAGCGAGTTTTACAGCTTCCATCTTCACATCTTGTGCATTTTTCTTCATTTGTAGCTGATTTTGCGTAGCAATTCGCTCACGTTCGATCTGTTGTTGAGCTTGACGTAACTGAATATCAGCTTGGTCTTTCTGAGCCTTGCGTTGTTGCTCTTGTTGTTTTAATTGCAACTCTTGTTGTTGCATTTGCACAATAGGATCTTGAGCTTGTTGCTGGGCTTGTTGTTGTGCAGCTTGTTGTTGGTTCTGTTGCAGCAGTTGTGTTGCTGCTTGAGCCAATAATGGAGCTAAACGAGCCTCAACTTCAGGGTCCATGTTGATATCATCGCCAGTTTCATCGTTCATTGCAGGTAAATTCATACCCAATTGCTTCTCAATCTCTACACGGTATGCAAATCCTAAGTGCTCATTAATGTGAGCCATCATTGCAGCCTGTAAAGCTTGTGCTTGTGGGTTCTGTTGCAGTAATGACTGGATCTTTGGATCCTGCATTGCAGACATATGAACGGTAATATGTGCTTGGTGATCTTGATAAGCAAACGCTTTTGTAGGTTTATTCATCAAAATGTTTTGATTTTCAGTCACAGGGTCTTGTGGCTTCATATCTTCAGGCAACGGAATCAGTTTATTGGCATTCTTTAGTCCAAGAACTTCAATCATCTGACGGTGTAACAAAGGCATGTTGTAATACTGTGGTGCGCTTTGAGCTAACTGTAAAGCAGCCTGATATTGAACGATCTTTTGAGCCATTGTTGATGCATTAGGATCAGAAACTGGAATAACTTCCACGTTCTTATAGTCAGATTTACGAGCTTTACGTGTGCCAGTAGAAGGCATGTACTCGTAATCACCGGGGGCATTATCAGCAATAATCACTTTTAAAAGCTTTAATTCTTGCTTTAAACTAAAGTGCACACGTGCTTGTACTGCAGACATTACCTTCAAAGTACGCTCAAGAATCGCTAATGTAGTTCCAACAGGAGCATTGGCACTCATATCAGAAGCTTGCAAGTCTGCTGTATTAGCAAATCTACGGCCTTCTTCTACGATGGTATTTAACAAAGAATACAAGACTTGGCTTGGCTCTTTGTATGGCAATGGCATGATGTTATCTTTCATCGCACCGCTTGGAACGTCTACATCCCTAAACTCACCCGGAGCAATAGGAGTGTCATCACCTTTAACTCTTAGACCACGAGTTTTGAAACCACCCGGCAGATTTGAAAGGGATCCTGCGTCAACCAATTGGCGGATAATCGAAGTGCCAGATTTAGCATAAGCACCGATAAGATGGATAAGGCCAAAACAATAGAAACCAAAGCCGGGAATATATCCGTAGTGAACAATGTGTTTAAGTTTTTGATGATTTTCATCGCCTTCCTTCCAGTTTCTGCGAATAGATAATACTGTTCCAGTCGATTTCTCCATAGTAATGACGTAAGGTAAAGCCATGCCTGTTGGCTCTCCATCTTCATCTACGTGCTCAAAACCGGGAATATCCAGATTTGTTTGCATCTCTAAAATCTTATAACGATCATCTGTAGTAGCTCTAAAACCAAGCTTCTCAGCAATCTTCTTTTCTACGTCATCTAATGAGTTAGATGGAGTTCCTAGATCTACTTCTCTATAGAATCCTGATAACTGTAAACGATGCATATCATGTTCAGTCTTACGCATGACGTGAGTAACACGCTGTGCAGATTCTAAGTCTGGAGCGCCATAAGGTACTACGATATCTTCAGCTGGAACATACAGGGAAACCTGACGTTTCAAAATAGGATCTTCATATACCTTCTTAAATGCATTGCCAGCCAATCCTAAGCCCCAAAGCATACGCTCTGTTTCAGGACGATACTCAGTCATGACTTCTGTAAGTTCGTAGTTCATATCTTCTTGAACACGTTCTGCAGATTCTTTTTTCTCTTGAGTCTCTTTTCCGATGATCAAAGTCTTTACTGGACCTTGTGCTGGGAAAATACTCATCATTGTTTCAGCTTGGAACTTTACTAAAGCTTCTGCTAACAGAGGGTGGTAGACACCACAAGCGCCTTCCCAAGGTTCAGACCGTTCTTCAATTTTGAGGCCAAGTAGTTCTAAGCCATCTACATAGGTTTGAATCCAATCTTTACGAGCAGCAACGTCATCGTCAAATTCTTCAATCAAATCACCGGAAAGTTTAAGCAATTCGCTTTCAGTAAGGTATTCGGCAAGGTTATCACCAAATCCTTCTTCTCCCTCATCTGGAGTAATCTCAATTTCCAAACCATCTTTATTGATGGTTACTTCATCTGGATTAACAATCTCGATCTCTAAAGGAGATTCTTCCTTGCTGAGAGCTTCAATTCCTTTAGGTGCTTGGTAAAGCGCTTTATCAATGGACATAAGTATCCCTATTTAAAAGTCGGGCCTACTGCCCAACTCACTGCTGTATAACGAACACCAGAAATTACTGGCGTTACTCTATGTTCTAAAAAGGAAGGAAAGACTACAATACTTCCTTTTTTTAAATCTGGTGCTGGCACGTCCCTAAATTCTAACTTACCGCCTTCAAATTCACTAGGATCATTTAATAAAAGTACTATAGAAAGCTTTCTTTGACATCCATTCATAGGATTTGCTGTATCTCTATGCCATGAATAATGACCAGATTTTTGATATTTCCCAATTTGAATGTTTTCTATTCCATGAAAATCATAATCCCATCCAGCTATTTGATTAACAAGTTCAATAAAAGACCTTAAAATACACCCTACAGGAGAAAATTGATCAACCCAAACCAACTCTGTATTACGATATTCTTTATTTTCATCGCCAACCTTCTCTAAAGATCCGCCAATTTTTGCAGTTTCTGCTTTATTCCAATCAATAGATTTAATAATTACATCACAATAATCTGCAGGAACTGCTTCTGACCAACTGTAGTTATAGTTTGTTAACATTAATAATATGCAGTTTTACGCTTAGGGATATAATCATCCCATTCGTCTGTTTTCAATCTTACAAAGCCACCTTTTCTAAATCGGATTAAAGCTTGTGATGCACTATCTACTAAGTCATCATGGTCCGAATTAGGAAACGCAGCCATCTCTTCAACTACTTCTTCCGCCCATCTAGTACTTGGAGCCCATACTTTTCCTGAAGCAAATAAGTCTGATACAGAGTTTACACGCATGATTTTATCATTACCACGGGTAGGAGTAAATTCTTGTACGGGGATTCCCATCTGACGTAGCTCATATACCAATGGCGCTCCTGATGCCTTAGCCTCGATTATGCAGCAATCTGGGGTCCATTCTCGATATTGGTTTAAAGCACAGGCCTTCAATTCTGGGAATTCCATCCGCCTTTTGAATGCGTTCAATAATATTATATTCGCATCTTGGGGGTTTTCATCTTTATAAAATATTCCCCATGTCGTACAAGCTGAATAGTCTGAACGTTCATTCTTTGTAAATGCCGTATCCCAAGATTGGATAATAAACTCGCAAGCAGGGGCTGTATCGCCTTCCCATACTTGCCACCATTCCCGCTTAATAATCGCCCCTTGCTCAGAAGTCGGTTGCTGTTGGTACTGAGCTTGCCACTTGTTTAAAGGCAATTCCCGTCTTAAAGCAGTTAGTTCCTCATAAGACCAGAACTCAGGCCATAGGGGTTTTTCACTAGGAAGGATTGCTGGAAAGTCGATTACTTCCCATTCATCCCCATCCCGTTCAAGTGCAGCTTTTAAAATCTTTCCCGTTAAATCCCTCAGACTCCAACGAGTCATCACGATGACAATCGCTCCGCCCGGTTGCAAACGCTGACGTGGACCAGAGGTATACCACTCATAGACCTTATCAAATACTGCAGGATCAGATGCTGCTAATGCCGCTTCTTGTTCCGAATGAGGATCATCAATAATGACCAGATCGCCACCTTTACCTGTAACAGTACCGCCCACGCCAATAGCAAAATATTCACCATTACCGTTAGTACTCCAACGACCAGCAGCTTTAGAGTCAGAGCGAAGCCTGACGTTTGGGAATATTTTTCCATATTGTTCACTATCTACAAGGTTACGGACTTTACGTCCAAAGCCTACTGCAAGGTCGGCTGTGTTAGAACACTGAATGATTTTCTTTTTAGGGAACTTACCAAGAAACCATGCTGGTAGCATATAACTGGCAAATTCTGACTTAGTGTGACGAGGAGGCATATTGATAATAAGCCGTTTAAGTTTCCCACTGGCAATCTCCTCAAATTTTTGTGCCATGACTTTATGGTGTCGTCCGTCAATAAATCCGGGCCACATGGTATGTACGAATGCAAGAAAGTCTTTTTGGCCTTTCTCCATACGCTCAGAATCTGCCCATTCAGCAGCAGCTTTTAGAATCTCCGCTTGATCTGCAGGAGGTAACTTACTAATGATCTCTTCTAAGTTCATGATCTAATCCTAACACCTTTGGGTCTGACAGTCCTAGCAAGATGTGGTAGACGGACACAATGACCTAACTCGCAAAGACGTTTAATGATCCTTTGTACATTCCCACGCCCAGTAGTTCCCGTCATCATGAGGATTTCATCAATAGAGGGTCCGTAACCATAGTCCCGCCAAAAGGCATCTATGATCATAAAAACTTCTTTTTGCCTAGGTGTCATTTCCTACATCTTTCGATTAACTTCTCGGTTTGAATCTCTGCACTCGCCTTGCGACCCGCAATGATTTTTTTCATATTATCTCTACGCATTTCTAAGTGGGTCAGATAAGAACGAATGATCCTAATCTCTTTTTCTATCTCAGCAAGACTCATTTACCGCAATCCTC